TTTTTTTGATGATTTAACTTTAAAACCTTTTAATTTCAAATTAGTTATAACTTTTTCTAGTTCCCAAACTGTCATATTTTTAGTGCTAGTTTTTTTAGTTATAGTCAGTAATAGATGACGATAGGTATCGTCATCTAAATTAAGTTGTGTTTTAGCTATATGAATAAGCTTGATGTATTTAGATTTCATCTAGATAGAACCTGATTTTAACTTAACATATTCGGCATAGAGTTCATCATATATCTGTCCATCGACATAACCCTGCCCCTGAACTTCACGCATAAACGAATGTTCATGACTGATTGAAACATGATAATCAGGCATATAGCGTTTAGGATTAGAAAATTTAGTTTTCATTATCAAATTAAATTTTTCTAATAAATCAAATTCATTAGCTATATCAACCAAAATATCTTTAGCATCATCATTTATTGATGGTAGTTTACCTAAATTTTTTTTTATGATTCTTTCAATATCATTTCTAATTGATTCATTTAAGTCAGAAAATGCGACAAAAGATAATTGACCTCCTAAAATATTTTGATTTGCATGAAAAGACGGTTCTTTACCATTTTCAAATTCAATTATTAATGTCACTTTACCCATTTGCTAATTCCTCCAACTCATCGATGATGCGATTAGCTTCACATTCAGATAAACCATATTCTTTACAATGAACTATAAAATTAGCTATCTGGCTTAATATAAATTGATGCAGGATATAAAAATCTTGTGTTTGCATGATTAAATAACCTCCTGTTCAAATGGGACTATTGCAAAATCTTCAACATCTTTTTTGATAGTGATGCCAGGAACATGTGCTACTACATTTGGTTCGTTTAAAATAGCTTCTTTATTAACTTCTTCTTTTGTACGAATAAATCGTTCCAATTTTAGCTTTTTCAGGGTTTCTATAACTGTTTCTAACCCCCGAATAACACACGATGGTGGACGATTGCGCCATTGCACTTCACCAGTAATTAAATTGGCTGATTTAACTTTACCATTGTTGGTTAATTCATCACGGTTTGCTTCGCACCAAATTTGGATACCTTTTTGTATTTCTACTGACTTCTTTTTTAATACTTCAATACTTGATGAATAACTTGCAGTAATTTCAGCGATCTTATCGTTCATTTCGGTTTCTAATCGGATTAATTCACGCTGTATATCGCCTAAATATTTAATAGCCTCTGTTGCTTGATCTTTTGATTGCACAACATAGATTGATGCGGTAGCTTTAATACGTTTTTTAGTCTTTATCATTTCTATAGCTCCTATTCGATTAATGCAAGCGACTAATATCGCGTTCTTTCCATATAACTCGGCAGCCATTTAATTCAAATTGCCCAAACCTGTAATAACCTTCATGTCGGTAATACATCGCTTTACCCACAGCTATAAACTTATTGCACTTTGGGTGATGCTCAATTTCAATAGTTGGCTTTGAAAGTGAATCATGATAAAAACCAATGACGGTAAATTCTTCATTAGATAATATAGTTACAGCCTTATTAACCGCATTGATGCTATTATTGATGAGTTGGTTCTTTTTCATCAGATATCTCCTCGGTCTTTGATACACTCAACAATTACTTCACCTGTAACTTTTAGCGCACCAATGCGTGCAGCTAGATTTAATGCGTTAGAAACAAGGTTATTTACTGCTAATGGATAACATAATGAACGCACTTGCTTTTCACCTCGACGTGTTGTTGCAACACGTAACCGATTGATAATTTCATTAAATGCAGATAAATCAAATAACGTTGTATAGTCCATATCAACACGTGAAAATTTATGCTTGATATATTCTTCAACTTTAAAATCAAGTGGTTTTAAGTTCACAACTTCACAACGCTGAACCACTTCACGAACCTCAGGGTTGTATTCTGATAGTTTTGTTTGTAGCTCTGTTTGCCCAATCAAGATAATTGACAGTAATTTTTTAAAACCTTCTTGTAGCTCATAAAAGCGTTTTAAATGCTTAAGTGTATGAATTGATAAACCATGAGCTTCTTCAATAATCATTAAATGTTTACGACCAGATAACGCACTATTTTTAAGTAAAGTATGCATTTGCCGTGCTCGTGCTTCAGCACTGCGTTTTGGTTTTGCTTGTGGATCAATCGCATTAATGATTGCGCCACTAATATCCATGCTTTTTAGTGATTTACCTTTGACTTCGTTATCTTCCAACCCTAATACATACGGCTCAATAACTGTGATTGGTTCATGATTAATATTGATCCAATCAATTAAATCATGGCGCAATGTGGATTTACCGCTACCTGATTCACCAATTACCGCTAGCATTCCGCCATGTTTTGCCGTTTGACGCATTGCTGCACGAACATAACGGATATCATCGGATAGATAAACGTCGGCATCTTCAGTCATTTCATCCGTAAATGGATCCCTTGGAATGCGGAAATGTGCCCGTGCATCTCGATTTATAGTTTGTTTTCGTAGTAACATATAGGCTGACTCCTTTGTTAAGTTTTCATTTGAGTCAACTGGCACAGCGTCGTCCGCCAAGATTTCGGCTGTGTCAGTTTCTTCTTCAAAAATATTCAGTAAATAATCGTTATTTAAACCTAGTTTAATTAACGCTTTTTCAATTTTTTGCTCTAGTTCATTACGAACTATTGAGCGTGGCCAAATATCATGATTAACCAGCTGATTAATAACGGCTTGACTGATTGAGTTACCTTTATACTCAATCAAGCGGGCAAGCTGTGCTTGTTTAATATTGAACTGTGCCATTACGCTTTTTAATTTCAGCATTATTTAACAATCCTTAGTCCTGTTGTACCGTCACAAACGGCAATTGGAGCGGTAAACGAATGAATTAATGACTCTAGCGCGTCTTCCGGAACGCCGTTTTTATAACTTGCTGATAGCCATTTATTTTCATCTATTGTTAATCTGCGGCCGATTGAGCTAGTAATACGCATTAAAGCGGCTGTTAGCGTTAATGTTGTTGCAGCCGGCTTTAAATGCTCAGGTGTTTCAATTTCATTACCTTTTTTAGCACTTGCTAAATAAGTCGGATGTTCAATATCATCTAAATAATCCAGTGTGTTAAGCTTGCCACCAAACGGTGCTACTTGTTTTTGTTTAGCTTTCTTGATTTCGTCATCATTCATATCTGGATATGCAACTTGATCCATCTCTTTCGCTGCTTGTTCAATTTCGGTATCACCTTTCGATTTGTATTCTTCGCCAATCACTGGTGCATCTAAACATTGTCCAAATTGGTCATAATTGCGATTTGGTTCGACACGATAAATCAGTGCTTCACCGTCATAACGTGACACTTCGATTTGTATTGCACAATCACCGTAAACTAATGAACGCACACTGACTTTATCTTTAACACCAATACCATCTAATCCTTTTAAACTATAAATAAGCGAACTATCCGCTTGCGGGTGTTTAAAGCTAATAGTTAAATCTGGGCGAACTTGACGCTCTTGCTCACGACTTGCCATTAGTGCTTTACAAACATCAATGGGTGGTAATAAGCGTAATTGCTCTGCTGTAATGTATTGCCACAAACTTTGGCGTGAAACTGGCTCTGATAATCCAATACGACGCAAACGTGTATCTTGCCCCGGCAAACGATTGGCGTTATATGCTTCTGCCCAGTTCATTGCAGAATGATTTAGCTCTTCAATACTACGAACAGGTTGAAACTTTAAACGGCTTTCAAATTGTGTTTCGATAATATTATTGGCATTTTCAACACCACCTTTAGCTCTTGCATTACCTGCTTCGTGTTCTAGATATTTAACTTCTAAATGGTCTAACAAATTCTTGATTGCTGATGATGTATTAGCAGAACCTTTATCCCAATAAAGTAGTTGTGGCACACCATGAAATAATCGTCCGTCTTGCTTACCCCAAGCAAACATTAAAAATTGGAATAATGAGTGTTGGTTTTCGCCTGCTGCTTCAACGTACCACGGAATAATGATGCCAGATGCACGGTCATACAATGTGTAACGCCAAACTTTGTATTTAACTTTTGCGTAGTTCTCTAGCTTGTTTTTATAAAAATCACGGTCACGCATAATATGCTGTTTATTTTTCATGTAATAAATCAAACATAAAGATGGATCAATTTCATGCACGTAGTTCGGGTGTAAAGCACGCAATGGTTGCACAGGATTTGCTACTTTTTGCGCTTTTACGTTCAATTTTCGTTGACGCATCAATCGATTAAGTGTTGCATTACTGACATTAATTTCATGCCCATTTTGTTCCAATATGCCACGCGCGGTTGTTGTAAACATAGTTTGCTTGCCATTATCCCGTACTGATTCACGACTCATTGTTGCTATTGCTAATAAAGAATCACTTGAAACACTTATCTTACCTTTATCCGCTCTTGCTTTACGCTCACTTGACCAACCGCAAACTTGTTTTAACTGTCTGTAAATGGTTTGTCTTGAATAACCTAAAAAAGCCTGTGCTTCATCCAAAATAACACCACGTTGCCCGTGGCTGACATTATCCAGTTTGACGGCAACTTCATTTAAATATTCACGAATATTTGGCGCAATCATGTTAATTACCTCTTAAATTACTTATTCATTAATCACACTATCGACAATGTCAGAACCAATCTCATCACTAAAATTCATCCATAAGCGTTGATACGTGTTTTTACTCTGCTGAGCTGTTAATTTTAATGAACCATGTAATATCTTAATTGTTACAACTAATGATTCCGGTAATGAATAAGGCTCTTCAGGGTCATAATTTGGATCATTTTCCATAACTTCTTTTTGTAACTTATCTGCCATTTCCATATATTGCCGTTGTTGTTCTAGTAGTTCATCAATACGTGATTGCGTCTCTGCTATCTGTTTTTTAAATGGCTCTAAACGCTCATCTAACGGCACGGTTTTCATTTCAAATTGAGTCAGTTTTATTGCCAGCTCTTCCTTTTCTTTCGCTACATCCGCATTACGTTTGCTTAATGCTTTGTAGTCAGCTTGCAAATCACTGTTTTCTTTTTTGAGTTGCTCTTTTTCTTTAGCATTTTTAGCAATAAATTCTTCTGCTAACTCAACTAACGCCTCTTTATCACCTGCTTTAGCGACTTCAATTAATGCCGTTTTTTGGTCCTCGGGCAGTTTGCGATATTGACGTAATTCACGGTAGCCGATGCCCATTTGAGACATACTTTCAAGAGCTTCTTCTCCGAATTCTTTTAAATTTTGAATATCTAAATCAGCTTTCTGTACAGATATGCCTAATAAATTACAAAATTCTTCCCAAGTTCCTGTTAAAAAGTCATAACCGTTAGGACTTTTTTTACCTTTTAAATTACGATATAGTTTGTTTTCTTTGACAAAATTTAATTTAGAAGTCCTAACGGTTAGGGAAAATTTAGCAAAAGCATCCGCCATTTGAGCCTGACCTAAAAGCTGGTTAACTAAATCCCGTTCTTCGTTATATTCACTTTGAATCGTAGTCATTGTATTTATTGTGTCATTAATCCCTTGCTCATCAATTGCAGGTAGTTCAATTGCTTCTTTTGTTGGATTTGCTGTTCTTGCCATTTTAGTTATCCTCTTGAACCAGCAGTAATACGTTGATTGATTTCTGTTATTTGGTCTTGCATTTTAGTGATGTGAATTGCATGCGCCTGTGCTATTTGCAACATTTGCACACTATGAGCAAACAAGCCGTTATCAAGCTTAATTACTAAGCCTTCCTCAATTAATGTTTGTAATGATCTGGTAACATTAACAGGTGATTCATTAATCATCTTTGCGATATCGCCATTAGATAAACCCGTTAACGTATAACCTTTAAGCGCTTTTAGTACCTTAAGTATTCGAGTACCAGATGTCGAAATTTGTGATTTGTTCATGTTTTTCGCCCTTTTTCTGTATATGAAAAACTGTTACAATCAGCATTAGTAAGCTTGTTTTAAGCCAAGTTTTACTGCTATATCGTGTGTTTTACCACGATGAGCACGGCTTAAACCATTTAAAACGTTATAAACAACAACGGGGTGGTAACCATTTTCAATCGCCCAAGATTTGATAGTTTTGCCTTTTTGTTGAAATTGTTGCTTAACTTGTTCGGGAGTGAGAACTTTAGACATTTTTAGCTCCTTTGATATAAGTTATTAATAAGTGATTTATAAATTATGTGTTAAATTATGGTATAAATATTTATACCTGTCAAGATAAAAAGTATGCAAAAAAATATCGGATTAAGACTAAAAGAAGAACGTGAACGTATGGGACTTAGCCAAGTTGCTATGGGAGAAATTGCTAATGTAAAGAAATTAACTCAACTTAATTATGAAAAAGGTGAGAGATTTCCTGATGCGTTATATTTATCTACATTAGCTAATTTTGGGTTAGATGTTCAATATGTTGTAACTGGTATTAGAACAACAAATAATTTATCTGTTGATGAGCAAGATTTAATTGACAAATTTAGAACAGCGCCATTGGCAATTAAAGCGGCAGCCTTAGGTGCACTAACGGCAGGAACGGCTCAGCAGGCAGGGGTTAATATTTCGAATAATACAATTCGAGGTGAAGGTCAAATTGCTGGTGGAAATATTTATACAACTAGGAGGCGGAAAACAAAGTGACGGTTAGACTTCAGGATAATACGGCAGAACAAATAGCTGGTAGAGATATTTATAATATTACGTCAAGTAATGATGATGAGTTAGATACTCGCCCGTTAGTTCCCGCTCAACGAAAATCCCTTAATAATTTAATTTCTGATATTGAAAACTACGGGGAGTTAACGGCACCAGAACTATGGTTTAAACTACACGCTACTCTTGGTGTTTGTAGTATTAATGAAATAACTGTTTCACAATTTCCTATTGCCGATAAATTTTTAACTGATGAATTTGAAGCAGCTAAAGAAAAAGCATCTTGCAAAATGCTTATCCATTTGATTCTTTGTGAAATTAACGACAAAGATGAATTAAAAAATAAGATGAATCATTACAGTAAGCGGCAATTTTGTACTTCAGATTTAAAACGGCTTAATAAAATGCAGCTACAAAATGTATTAAATTATGTTGAAGAACTTTCTAATTTAGAGAAATTAAATAATCAAAATTTATATAACCAAACAATAACTTTATTCAGAACTCAAATAAAACCCACGTTAGCAATATTTGCCGTGGGTTTTATTTTGGGTGCGATTATTTTTTAAGGATTAAAGATGAAAAATTTATGGTTATTTTGGATTTCAATTGTATTTAGTGTTTTTGGGCTAGTTGGCTGTGATTCTCATAGTGATTATGAAAAGCAAATTATTAATTATTTAGAACTTAATTTAAAAGATTTTGATAGTGCTAAGTACAAATTCGAAAAACCAGTTAGGGTAAAGATAAACGGAGATAATGCAGACATTATTTTATACTACGTTAATTCTAAAAATAGCTTTGGAGCCTATACTGGTTTTCACGAACGAATATTTGCATTTTTTACAGATAAAGACATGCAATATAAAAATAAGGATATTACTGAAGGCGTAAATGTTGGCTATTACAAAATTGAATCTATAAATAAATAGGATTAAGTATGAATAAATTAAGTTTACTAATTTTATGTTTAGCTTTAGGTTTAACTGGATGTGCTACTAAAAATTACGGGCGACAAGGTGAATTAACTCAATATGAAAAAGAAACCATGACTTGCCGTGAAATAGCACTAGAAAAAGCAAAAGTTCAAGGTTTTATAGAACATGTTGACAAAGAAAGTAAATTTGATGGTCGTTCCGTTCTATCCTTTTTAGGTGATTTTGGGGTTGGTAATGTTATTGAAAAAGGTGAAGCGCTGAAAAGTGCGAATAGGCGGTTGGCGCAATTAAAAGAAGTTGAAGAGAAGAAAGATTGTGGGGAAGAGTAAGTTTGACAGTAATAGAATAATTAACATTAATGGCTAAATATAATAAACACCTATAACTATTGTCAATTTTGAATATGAGGGATAGATATGGATAACTTAAAGATACAAAAATTCGCAGAAGTTAATTTTTCAGATCCTTTTTTTGATTCGTTAAAACGCGATTATGCTCATGGCTTTGTTGATTGGTGGAATAAGAAAGTAAAAACACAAGATACTGCATTTGTTTTATATAATTATAATTATTCATCTATCGATGGTTTTATGTATTTAAAGTTAGAAAATAATGTTGATGATATTACTCCTCCATTAACTAATGGACGTTATCTAAAGATTGGTACATTTAAATTCAACCCGGCAGGAACATTACGTGGTGAACGTTTTATAAAAAAAATATTTGATAACGCCGTAGCAAATAATGTTTCAGGGATATACGTTACAGTTTTTGATAAACATGATTATTTAATTAATCTTTTTAAACGATATGGTTTTTGTATACATGGTACAAAACAAAGTGATAATGGTACAGAAAATGTATTACTAAAAAAAAGAACTTTTTTGGGGGATTTGGAAAAAGATTACCCATATATTAATACTAAAACAAATAAATATTTATTGGCTGTATACCCAAAATACCATACTCAACTTTTCCCAGATTCAATTTTAAAAACAGAATCAAGCTCAATAATTGATGATGTTTCTCATACAAATAGTATTCATAAAGTTTATATTTCTAATATCCCAATGACTGGTAATTTTAATAAAGGGGATATTGTAGTAATTTATAGAACAAGAGAAGAAGGTAAAAGCGCTCATTATTCTGCCGTTACGACATCAATCTGTGTTATTGAAGAAGTAAGGACTATTTCTTCTTTTTCTAACAATAAAAAGTTTGTTGACTATTGTAGTAAATATAGTGTATTCACATTAGATGAATTGAATCAATTATATTCTAAAAATTATTATAAAACTTATTCTCCTTGTTATGTAATAAAGTTTACATATAATATCGCATTATCTCGTCGCCCCAATAGAGCGATACTAATCAATGAGGTTGGTTTAAACGAAAAAGAAAGATGGTCTTGTTTAAAACTAAGCGATAATCAATTTGAAAAAATATTAAAACTAGGTGAAATTAATGAAAGTCTTATTATCAATTAAACCAGAATTTGTAACAAAAATATTATCTGGTGAAAAACGATTTGAATTTAGAAAAAATATTTTTAAAAATAAATCGGTTAAGACTATAGTGATTTATGCGACAATGCCTGTTGGAAAAGTCGTTGGAGAATTTGATATAGATTACGTGATATCGGATAATCCTGATTTAGTGTGGGAAAAAACAAAAAAATATGCGGGTATAAGTAAGCGGTTTTATGATGCATATTTTGAACAAAAACAACAAGCCTTTGCTATCGCTGTTGGTAGAGTGACTCAATATGAGGAACCTAAACCTTTGAACTATTTGGGTAATAATATTGTGGCACCTCAATCATACCGTTATTTATAATTGAAAATATCAATTACATTTAGATTGTTAATGAATAATCTGCCCCCGTTCAAATTACATTTCAAGTAAGTAAGATCATAATAACCTCATACATTAATTTAATTATGAGGTTTTTTATGGCTCATCCAATCAAAAAATTATCCCAGATTCGTTTGTTTAAATGGTATTTAGTCGCTATTACTTTATTTGCAATTATTACGTTAATCTCACCTCAACAGTTGCCTGTCGTTGCTTACAAACTGTCTCTCGTTTTACTGTCTGCTGTTGTGGGTTATCACCTTGATCGCGCTCTTTTTCCTTATGCCTCCCCTGGAGGTTATTTATATAACGATTGGAAAGAGTTTGGTCCTGATTTTTATACTCAGCAATATATTGAATCTTTAGAAAGCAATGAACAACCAGAGGCAATGGATTCCAAAATGTGTGCAGAATACCCTGTTCTTGATGAGTATCGAAACCTATTTGCGGTTGTTCTGATTCGTCGGGCGTTGATTGTTTCCGCTGTGATTCTTGGCGTAACACTTGGATTATAGCCATGCGTTACTTAATCTTAGTTATTGTATTTATGCTGTTTAGTTGTCATTTAGCGCCTGCTATAGCAGTTGTACCAAATGATGCTAAGCAACATCAACGGGAACTGACACGTAATGCACGAGCAATTTTTGGTCTTGATGCGCCAATTGCGTTGTTTGCAGCTCAAATTCATCAGGAATCTCGATGGAAAGTAAACGCAAAATCACATGTTGGTGCTCAAGGTTTGGCTCAGTTTATGCCAGCAACGGCGGATTGGATTGCAGGGGCTTATCCTAAATCATTGGGTAGCAACGAACCTTATAACCCATCTTGGGCACTGCGTGCCTTAGTTCAATATGATTATTGGTTATATCAGCGTATTAATGCAACGGCGAGTGATTGTGATAGATGGGGATTCACCCTTTCGGCATATAACGGCGGACTTGGTTGGGTAAATCGTGATCGTCAGCGAGCAAAACGAGAATATCAAGATGCCACGCATTACTGGGGCGTTGTTGAAAATATTAATGGTGGACGTAACAGCATTAATTTTAAAGAAAACCGTGATTATCCAATTCGTATTATCTACCGCTGGCAACCTGTTTATATAAATGAAAATTGGGGTTTAGGAGTTTGTGATGATTAAAAATATATACAAATTAATCAAAAGCTTTTTTGTGGGCAGTAAAAATTATTTTTTGTTGGGAATAATTTTGGTTGTTGGTTTTGGTGCACTTTACCGATTAGGTATCAGTCATGGCAAATCAATGGCCAAACAAGAATATATTGCTTTAGAAGCACAACAAGCAATGGATACGTTAAGTCAATTTATTGAGAGTACAAAGCAATTAACTAAAGCCGCTAATAATGCAAGTTATTCATTGTCACAGCAGATAGCAGAAAGGAAATTATATGATGAACAATCAACTCAAGCATTACAAGATGCACTTAACAAAACGGCTAATGATCGCACTCATTGCGTGTTTGATGATAGTGTCTTGCAGTTCATCGACTCAGCCCGTGCAAATGCCGCACAAGCAACAACCCATGGTTTTACCAGCACAACTGACGGTACCATGCGAATTACCCGTAAAACGACGAAATAATACGGCGGATGGTTTAGCTGAAGCCTTAAAACAGCTTTATGACCAATACGGGCAGTGCTCAGGTCGATTTATTGAACTAATAAAATATATCAACGAGGTAAATAATGGATAGCGCTGATTTAGCATCAACTGTAGAAATGGAAGCACGGGAACGAATACTAGCAAAACATCAAGCAAAGACAGGAGTATCAAATTTGTATTGTCGAATCTGTGAAGAGCCGATAGCTGAAGAACGTCGAAAAGCATTAGTGACTGATTTATGTATCGAATGTGCTTCGATAGAAGAAAAAAGGAATAAACGATGAATTTTAATGAACTTACTTTTAACTGGCAGTTTTTGCAATGGGCTGTAATGGCGGTGGTTGGTGTTTACTCATGGCTAATTGGTCGTCAATCGGCTAGCCAAAAAGAACTACTAGACTTACGTATTCGAGTAACACAAGTTGAAGAGACGGTTAAGTCATTACCAACTCAGCATCAGGTAACCAAATTGATTGAAAAATTAAGTAGCAACGAAGCTACTTTAAATCAGTTATCTGATCGGCTTTCAGGATTATCTCGTCAATTAGATAACATTAACCAATTTTTATTAAAGAACAAGTGAGGAATTATGAGCTACGCTGAATTTTTAAAAGAAGATCAACGTTTGGTTATTTTGCGTATCTTACATGAAATGCCAAGTTATAGCAGTAATTCTAGTATTATCTATAGTGCGTTAGATCACTATGGCCACGCTATTAGTCGTGATCAAGTTAAAACCCATTTAAGTTGGCTTGGACAGCAAGACTTAATTAAAACCGAAACAATCGGTAGTGTTATTGTTGCTCGTTTAACCGATTTTGGTGCTGATGTGGCTACCGGTAAAGTTGTTGTGCCTGGTGTAAAACGTCCAAGCGCAGGAGCGTAATTATGGGACGTAAATCAACGATCCACAAACTAGAGCCTGAGGTACGTAGTTATATTGAGAAACTACTACGAGCAGATCAACTTACTCTTGATGAAATGATTGCAGAACTGCAACAAAAATTCCCAAGCAATGAAACTCCTAGCAGAAGCAGTTTGCATCGGTACCAGAAAGGTTTTAATGAAATGACCAATAGCTTACGTGAAATTGAAACGGCATCACGTATTTTGGTTGATGAGCTTGGTGACAGTGTTGATGATAAATCAGGAGCACTACTTGCTCAGGCTGTTACAACGCTGGCAACGCGTGCTGCATTTAAAGCCCATGAATCGGAAGATATCACGATTAAAGAAATTAGTTTTTTAGCGAAAGCAGCCAAAGAAGCCATGCAAGCCCGTCAATTAAGCTTTAAAGAGCGGCAGGAGATCGAAAAAGCAGCACGTGAAAAGTTATTGCGTGAGCAAAAAGAAAAACTGGATGAGCTAGAAAAAACAGGCGAAGTACCAGCTGAAATGTTAGCTAAAGTAATTAAAGCGGCGTATGACTTATGACAGTAAAAAATGAACCGGCCTTAAAACTCTATGACTATCAAAAACAGTGGGTAAACGACACTAGCCGTTTTGCTATTGCAATGTTCTCTCGTCAATGCGGTAAAACCTTTACCAGTACATTACAAATTGTACTCGACTGTTTGCGAGCTGAAGCTCAAGGTAAACGTGCGCGTTGGGTGATTTTATCACGTGGTGAACGTCAAGCACGTGAAGCCATGAATGAGGGGGTTAAAGTTCATCTGCGTGCAATGTCCGCAGGTTTTAAAGAACTCGATTATGATTGGGATGCCAATATTCGAGCGTTAGAAGTTGAATTACCAGGTGGCAGTAAAATTACTGCTTTACCTGCCAATCCAGACACCGCTCGTGGTTTTAGTGCTAGTGTGTTACTTGATGAATTTGCCTTTCATCAAGATAGCCGTGCCATTTGGAAAGCCTTGTTCCCTGTTATTTCAAAGCCCGGATTAAAATTGCGAGTCATTAGCACCCCCAATGGTAAAGGGAATAAGTTCTATGAACTGATGACTGGTAAAGATGATGGTTGGTCACGCCATGTAGCGGATATTTATCAATGCGTTAATGATGGGTTACCTCGAAATATTGAGGAATTACGCAAAGGTGCCGGTGATGATGATTTATGGGCACAAGAGTTTGAACTTAAATGGTTAGATGAAGCGAGTAGTTGGCTTGATTTTGATTTAATTACTAGCGTCGAAGATGAAAAAGCAGGATTGCCTGAACACTATACAGGCAATCCTGCTTTTGTTGGCGTTGATATTGCTGCACGTAATGACCTATTTGTTATTTGGGTCATTGAACTAGTGGGCGATGTTCTTTGGACTCGTGAAATTATTGAGCGTAAACGACTCTCTTTTGCTGAACAAGATTTACTGCTTGATGATGTTTTTAGGCGTTATCGTGTTATTCGTATCTGTATGGACCAAACAGGTATGGGTGAAAAACCGGTGGAGGATGCTAAACGACGTTATGGTGAAATGGTCGTTGAAGGTGTGCTATTTACCGCTCCAAATAAATTAACATTAGCAACACAAGGTAAACAAGCATTTCAAGATAGAAAACTTCGTATTCCCGCTGGCAATAATGCACTTCGTGCTGATTTGCATAAGTTAAAAAAAGTGACTGGCGCAACGGGGCAACCGCGTTTTGTTGCTGATTCTGATAGTAACGGCCATGCTGATAGAACTTGGGCTGCCTTTCTTGCAATTAATGCAGCTAGCCAAGATGGGTATGAAATTGAATACCAATCACTAGGCGTTCGTGATTCTTATCGTTCATTGAATGAATATGCGGTTGGCCCAGAGCTGGAAACAACTGATACAGGCTTTGGCACAGTACGGGGCGGTAACGATTTTGGAGGATTTATTTAATGTTATGGTTTAAAGGCAAAAAGCCACATGTTGAAACAGGACGAGAGCTGGCAGGCACAGGTGAAAATAATGATATTACTAAATTGTTTGTTGGTTCGCTAGCGCTGCCAGATGATAGTGTTCTTCGTAATCGGGGTGGCGGTCGTTTAGATATTTACAAAGAAGTTTTAAATGATGATGAAGTGAAATCGGCATTTACTCAGCGTCAAGATGCTGTTATATCTCGTGAGTGGAAAGTGGAACCCGGAGGCGATAAACCGATTGATATTGAAGCAGCTGATGCAATGAGCGAGTTATTAAAATCGGTTGGGTTTGACCGAGTGACTAAACTAATGCACTACGGTGTTTTTTACGGTTATGCTGTGGCGGAGTTAATTTATGGCATCAAAGATAATCTATATTGGATTGATGATATCAAAGTTCGTGATCGCCGTCGTTTTCGGTTTACTCCAATGGGTGAACTGCGCTTATTAACGCCCAATAATATGCATGAAGGTGTTGCTTGTGATGCACCGTACTTTTGGCATTATGCAACTGGTGCCGATCATGATGATGAACCGTATGGCCTAGGCTTGGCTCATTGGCTTTACTGGCCAAGCTTTTTTAAACGCAATGATATTAAGTTCTGGCTAATTTTTCTGGAAAAATTCGGCATGCCAACGGCAGTGGGCAAATATAGTACAGGTGCAACACAAAAACAAAAAAGGGACTTACTGTCACTCACTCGTGCAATTCAGACCGATTCAGGCATCATCATGCCAGATGGCATGACGCTTGAATTGCTACAAATAGCACGCTCAGGCGCAGGCGATTATAAGGCATTCTATGACTCAATGAATGAAGCAATCAGGCGTGTAACAGTCGGACAAATTACCTCATCAGGCGGCGCATCAAGCTCAATCGGTGGTGATGAATCACTCCAAGCTGCGGTATTAAGTTCTATTGCAAAATCAGATTCTGATGTAATGTGCGAGAGTTGGAATCGAGGACCAGGTACTTGGTTTATACAGATGAATTTTCCCGGTGCTGCTGTTCCTCAGGTTTCACGTATTTTTGATGAACCAGAAGATTTAAAATCAATGTCAGAACGTGATAAAAATATTATTGAATCAACTGGTTTCCGTCCAACTCTTTCGCATGTACAGGATACTTATGGTGGTGAATGGGAAGAAAAACCGCAACTAGCAGAGCCGATTGATGCGCAATCTTTAAAAAACGTTGATTTTGCCGAACAGCAACCGAATAACTTTGCGCCAGTACTTCAGTCACAACTTTTAAACACTGAAATGCAACCCGTTACTGATGGGTGGATTAATCAAATTAAAGAACTGGTTGATAGCGTACAATCGTTAGAAGAATTGCGTGATAAGTTATTTGAGCTAATCCCCAATATGCAATTAGATGAATATGCAAAGGTCATGGCTGAGGCATTAACAGCAGCTAATTTAGCGGGTCGCACAGAACTACTTGAGGATAGCAATAATGGCTAATTTGTCTTTTGGTTCGTTGCCGTTTAAAGAACAAATTGAGTTTTTTAGACGTAAAGCGAATGTGCCAACAAACGGTTACGCTGATATCTACAACAGTGAACATGATTATGCGTTTGTTGTTGCTGGCGCAAATCGTAATGCGTTACTAAATGATTTTAGAGTCGCAATCGATAAAGCTATTAGCCAAGGTACTACCCTTGAAGAATTTAGAAAGGATTTTGCCGAAATTGTCGAAAAACATGGCTGGAGCTATAACGGTAGTTTTAGTTGGCGTACTCGTATCATCTATGAAACGAATTTAAACAGTTCTTACCAAGCGGGTCGCTATCAACAACTACGTGATGCAAAATTTCCATATCTAGAATACTTACATAGTGATTATGTTGAACACCCTCGTGAACTTCATCAAAGTTGGGATCATCTGGTATTAAATTTTAATGACCCATGGTGGAATACTCATTTCCCTCCAAATGGATATGGTTGCCAATGTCGTGTTCGTGGGCGTACTAAAGGTGATCTAAAAAGAATGGGAAAAAATCAACCTGACAAAGCACCAACAATAAATTGGGTTGATAGAGTAATTGGGGAAAATAGTGGTAATCCTAGAATAGTTCGAGTACCTGAGGGAGTTGACCCTAGTTTTGAACATATACCAGGGCAATCAAGGCTTGATAATTTTGTACCAAATCCATTAGATACAGATCCAACTTTAAAACGAGGTTTACCATCAAGCAAAGCAACTGATGAATGGCCAGCTATCCGTGAAGTAAGCAAAAATAGACTGTTAGAAAAGGGCTTAACTGAAGAAGATTATGCCAATATTTTCTTAAATGAATTTGGCGCAACGTTAACTAAGCCGGCTATTTTTAAAGATGTAGCCGGTGATGCATTAGTAATCGGTAAACAGCTTTTCACTGTTAGCAAAACTGGTGAACTGAAAGTGACAAAACGTGGTCGTGAGCAATTTTTATTATTACTGGCGGATTCGTTAAAACTGCCTGATGAAATTTGGACAAGAATGGAATACTTTGATCATCTACAAAAATCGGTAGTTCGTCGGCGTTATATCTCGCGTTTTATGATTGATGGTGAAGTTAAGCCCATGCTTGCGGTATTTGAAGTGGGTGATGATGGTTGGCTCGGTGTGACGACATTTGCGCCTGATAACCCCGACTATCTAGAGCAACTGAGGGTTGGTGTTCGAGTGTTTAAACGAACATAAAATAAAACCCAATCACCGCCACGATTGGGTCGCTGTACGTGGGATTCGAGGCTTTGGCGGAAGCTGCCCGTACATACGATAAAACTAGTATAGGTGAAAAAATGACTGGCGTAAATATTGAGTTTAATATACAAGATGCGCTTGATGCTATGCTTCATATTGAAGCGGCCATAGATGATATGTCTGGTTTATTTGAACACATGGGTGAAGTGTTATTAGATATTCATGAAGCACGCTTTAATGCCCAAGAATCACCAGACGGTATACCTTGGCAAGCATTATCACCGTGGTATCAAGAAAGTAAGCCAAAGCAAAAAGATAAAATTTTAACGCTAGACGGCACATTGCGCAGTACATTACGTTATCAAATAAATGGTAATACCTTGTTATTTGGTACCAACGTAGTGTATGGTGCAATTCATCAATTCGGCGGAACAATTAAACCTGTTCGCGGCAATGCATTAAATGTTGGCGGACGTCTAGCCAAACAAGTGGTAATTCCAGCAAGACCATGGCTTGGCATTAGCGCCCAAGATAAATTACTCTTGGTCGATGTTGTGCGTGAGCACTTGGGTTTTGCTTAAAACGCAATATAACGCGTTTTAAGCCACTTTACTAAAAAAGGCTAATTAGTTTATTTACGAATCGCTTTAATCGTGTTGTAAATGCTTTATAATAAGTTTTTAGTGTATATTTCTTCTATTATTTTGCCGTTCCTCTTTCCAAATCATTAAAAATTTATCTGCCCGCGTTCAGATTACCCTTTTCTCAAAATAAGTCATGATGCTCTATATCAATTTATTGGAGCATTTTTTATGGCACTTATTCCCGTTTTTAAACCTGGTACGCATACTGCGGTAGATGGTCGAAAAATCACTTTTACTTTAGAAAATTGTATTGATTTAGCAGAAAGCTACGATCCAAGTTTGTCAGAAGCGCCTGCTGTAATCGGTCATCCAAAACTAACTGCACCAGCTTATGCATGGGCAAAATCATTTGAAGTAAAAGATGGTTTGGTTTATGCCAAGTTAGATCAGATTAATCCAGAATTTGCTGAAGCCTATAATGCGGGAAGTTATAAAAAACGTTCACTTTCAATTTACTTACCCGATTCACCAGGCAACCCTAAGCCGGGTCATTATTATGCTCGTCACATCGGTTTTTTAGGTGCCGCAGCGCCTGCTATTAAAGGCTTGCCTGACGCCAGTTTTGCGGAGTCTGACGGTGAGCAAGGTGCCGCAGAGTTCTCTATGGCTGATGAAGAATTTGATGAAAATTTGATTTCAATTTTAGCCAATTTGCGTGACCTGCTGATTGAAAAAGCCGGCATTGCCAGCGCCGACCTATTTTTACCGCAATGGCGTCTTGAATCATTGCGTGCAATATCCGACCGAAAACAAAAGGAGAAAGAAAAAATGCCACAACCTTTAAATGCTAGCTTTGCAGAACAGCAAGCGGCAATTGATGCTAAAAATGCTGAACTAGCAAAACGTGAACAAGCATTGCTAGAAAAAGAACAAACTAACAAGCGTGCGGAATTTGCTGCCTTTGCTGATGAATTAGTTAAAGATGGAAAATTATTACCTGCTCATAAAACTACAGTTGTTGAAGTATTTATGGCGTTGGGTAGTGAACCAATTTCATTTGCTGAAGGTGATGCAACTGTTAACAGTTCCCCAGTTGATTTAATCAAAAAAGTACTTTCAGAGCGTCCTAGTTTTATGAACTTTGCTGAAAAATCGGCTGCTAGTGATAGTGAAGATAACGTTGATAAACAAGATCCAAAAGTCATTGCTGATGCAGCCAAAGCCTATCAAAAAGAACAGGCAGACAAAGGCAATACAATTTCAATTAGCCAAGCAGTTACGCATGTAACCAAAGCTAAAAAGTAAGAGCATTAATTACAGGCTGATTATTAATATCAGCATCATTTTAATTTTAACCAAAAGGTTTTTATATGAATATTCCAGGATTAACAGTAGCAAAAACCGCTGAAGGCGAAGTCAAACCCCGTTTAATTGTGTGCCATGGTAGTGAAGATGGGCTAGCAAAAACAGCGATTGACGGTAACGCATTATTAATCGGTGTATCAACAATTGTTGGTGGTGGTGACGGTGAAGTGTTTGATGTTGTGCGCAGTGGGTTGGCACAAGTTTTTTATAGCGAAACAATTGCGATTGGTGATCCAATCACAGCAAATGCGGATGGTCGAGCTAAAAAAGCAATGTCAGGTGATTTTATTATTGGCTATGCCGAAGTTGTGGGTGATGCCGATGAATTAGGCACTATTTGGATTGCACCAAGCAAACAAGCTTAACCTTTTATTTAACTAATGGTCTATGACCTTTAATAAACAATTTTATAAATAGGAGTTTTATATGCAACGTCCTTTTCCCGTTGAACCGCAGTTGACTGCAATTGCTATCGCTTACCGTAATAATAAGTTAATTGCCGATGAGGTTTTGCCCCGTGTGCCTGTTTCTAGCACATCATTTAAATGGCTTGAATTTGATTTTTCAGAGCGATTTACTTTGCCTAATACCAAAGTTGGTAGGACGTCACAACCGAATCAAGTTGAGTTTAGTGCCAAAGAAAAAGAAAGCTCAGTTGAAGATTGGGGACTTGATAGCCCTGTCCCTCAAGATGATATTGATACAGCCATTACAGGTTATAACCCACTTGGTCATGCCGTTGAAGCCACGACTGATTTAATTTTGTTAGATCGTGAAGTTCGAGCAGCAAATTTACTTTTTAATGGTGCAAATTACAGCAATAAACAAACATTAACTACTGCACAACAATGGAATAATCTTGATAGTGACCCAGTAGCATTAATAACGGATGCATTTGATTTAATGATTCAACGTCCTAATATCGGCACATTAGGACGTCGAGTTGCCACAATATTACGCCGTCATCCCAAAATTGTTGCCGCATACCACGGTAATGCGGGTGAAAACGGTCTTGTTCCGCTAGGGTTCTTAGCTGACTTATTAGAGTTAGAAGCTATTTATGTCGGTGATGCCTTTTTAAATAGTGCAAAACCCGGAAAATCACCCGCATTACTTCGTGCTTGGGGCAATAAAGCATCATTCACGGTACGTAATAAATTAGCGAATACTAAAGGTGGTGTCACATTTGGTTATACAGCGCAGTTTAAAGATCGTGTTTCGGGCTCGATTGTTGATCCTGATATTGGTTTACGTGGCGGTCAACGTGTTCGTGTCGGTGAATCTGTCAAAGAACTCGTTGTAGCTAAAGATGCTGGCTATCTGTTTGAAAATGTTATTCCCGCAAACAGTTAATAATGTGAACAACAACCAACGGTAATTTATCGTTGGTTTGGGTAAAGATGATGAATATTCCATACATTACATTGCTAAATTTATCCGAACGTCCAGGACTCATTGAGCTATCTCAATTGGTTGCTCAAGATGGTGAAATACCCATAGATTCTAATTTATTGGAAGTCATTATTAATGGTTGTGATGTTTCAAGTTGGTTGTCTGATGATGTTATTAAGGCAAATCGAGCAATCTCACGCATTAATGAATCAATCGCTGATACTGAAGCTGAAATAAACGGTTTTTTACGGCAACGTGGACACAAACTGCCCCTTGTTAAAGTACCACGTCTGTTAACTGATTGGGCACGCATTATTGTTCGTTACAAATTGCATCGCAATCGTGTTTCTGATGAAAAAAGCGATCCTATCGTGCGTGATTACAAACAAGTTCTGGGCTTTCTAAAAATGGTAGCTGAAGGGAAATATTCGCTTGGTATTGATGATGCTTTGCCTGTCGCAGGTGGTGTACCAAAACAGACTGGACCGGTAAGAGTATTTGATATGAACACATTACGGGATTTTGGACGATGAGTAGCGCACCATTTGATGTATCAGTCATTGCTGAAAAATTAAAAGGTTTAATGTCTGATAAAACCTTAGTTTTTGTTGGTACCAGTGCTGAATACAGCAAGCTGACTGATTTAACTTCAGTACCTACCCCTGCTGCTTACATTTTGCTTGGTAAGGAAACGCCGAATGATAAGCCAACAGGAACACGGCAGTCAGTCAGTGTTAATTTTGGTGTTGTGGTTGTTGCACGTGATATTTCAAGTCAAGCAACCAATATTCAAAATGTTAAACAGCTAGCAAACCCCGTTATAGGTGCGGTGCGTGATTTGTTGATTGGTAAAACAGTTCAGTTTATTGATGGAGTTCGTCCAGTCACATGGGTTGGTGGGCAAACGTTAGGTTTTCAAAATGGCGTTCTAGTGTGGATTGATTCATTTCAAACCCAACACTTCATCGGTAGCCGATAAATAATTTTAGGAGAAAGATATGTCAGATTTATTAATGAGTTTGCAAGGTACCATAAATCTTGCCACCCGTAATACCGCCAGTTCACCCGTTCGACCTAATGCCTTTCGGCATGTTGGTACCGCTGACTCTTGCGAGATGGAGTTAAGTGTTGAAACCGTGACACAAAATGAATCATACACAGGACAACGCTTACAAGTTGGTGAATTAACACTAGGTAAAAGTGGCACGTTAAATCTTACGTTAAAAGATTGGTCAATCGAAAACATTGCGTTGGCTCTTTATGGTGAAAAGATTACTGTTGATTCAGGTATAGCGACAGATGAAAAATTACCAGAAAACCTGATAATTGGTGATCGTATCAAGTTAACCCATCCATTTGTAGCTGATGTCGAGTTAAAAACGCCAGATGGCTCTACATTAGTATTAGGCACGGATTATGAAATTGAATCTGCTCACGCTGGATTAATCAAATTATTAACTACAACAGCATTAACTGCAACGGTAGATTATTCATACGCTAAGACTGAAAGTCTGGGCATTTTTACCCGTCAACCGCCTGAGCGTTGGTTTATGCTCGATGGTATCAATACTGATAGAGAAAATGAACATGTAATTGTGGAGCTATTCCGCGTTAAATTCAATCCAATTTCTAACTTTTCATTACTACACAATGAGGGATACGGTGAATTACCGTTAACTGCGACTGTTCTAGCTGATATGAGCCAAAGCAAGGATAGTTCACTTGGTTATTTTGGCTCATATGTTCAAAAGGCGAAATAATTATTAATACTGCGGTGATGTTTCACCGCTAACTTAATCAAGTTGTAGGTAAATAACATGGCAGAAAAAGTGACAGCAACAAAAGAAGAATCAAATGATTTAAACGCATTAATGCCGAATCGTGAAATCACGCTAGGAGGCGAAATAATTACAGTACGTGAATATTCATTTAAAGATGCACTAACAATCGGTAACGAAATTGACCAGTTTGTTGCATTAATTGTGAATGAAATGAACGGTACAAACAAAATCACTATTGAGCAAGCCGACACAATTATTATGGGTAATTTAGAGTTGGTTTATTCATTAATCAGTACCTCTATTCAAAAACCGATTTCGTTTATTGAAGCGTTGTCATATGAAGATGGTTTACAACTACTTGATTGGTGGTGGGTTGTTAATTCTCGTTTTTTTATGAACGCGGTAACTCGCAAAATCATTCGGCAAAACGCTGCAAAACAGGCAAATCAGTAAGCTGGAGTGAAGTTTTTACATTATTAATTAAAAACGGACATGATGCGCAGCAGTTACCGCATTACACGCAACGCCAATTACTGCTGTATTACGATGAATTAATTAAGTTACAAAACCGAGAACGAGCTAACCGAATTGAGGATGTTTGTGTTGGCTTTAATAGTGGTAAACAAGTTACAAAGTTTGTAAAACAGTTACGCGGAGAGCAATAATAATGGCTAATAACGATATGAATATTGCAATGAAGTTCACGGCTGACGTGAATCGTGCTAAAAAAAATATTCATGAAGTGAGTGATGAAGTTAAAGATTCAGCAAAAACCATTCAAGAAGCAAACCGCAAAAATGCTGAAAGTTTCCAAAAATTATTTAATCAACAATCTGAATCATGGAAAAGAGTTCATATTGAATCTTTGTGGGATGATTACATCAAAGAGCAAGAAAAACTTGCTAAGGCACAAGAGGCAGCGGCAAAAGTTACTAAGGCTCATCAAAAAGAGGTTGAGAAATTAAAATCTGGATTGGATCAATTATTAGCCAGCATTGATCCAGCTACTAAAGGTTTAAGCCGATTAGATGCATTAGAAAGTAAGCTACGTCAATCAAAAAAAGCGGGGATAATTGATAGTAATACGTTTGATGATTATTTATCAAAAATCAGTAATCAACGTGCCGCGTTATCAACGGTTGAAACGCTAAATGAAAGTACTAAAAAATTAGATTTAAATACCAAAGGTGCTCGTCGTAGTATCGCCAGTATGTTTAAACAATTAGCGAACGGTAATTTTGCATCAGCGGGAAATTCATTGCTAACAATTGGTAATATGACTGGGCGACTACCGCCATTATTTAGCGCTACTACTTTATCAGTGGGTGTTTTTATCGCGACTTTTTACAAAATGTCCCAAGTGATAAGTACAATAATTTCAGACCAAGAGCGATTTAATCGTGCATTAATTTCAACGGGTAATTATGCCGGTGCTACCGCAGGCGGGCTTGAGGCCATGTCTCAACGTATCGGTAAAATTAATCATAACTACAGTGAAACACGTGGTGTTATTGCTGAACTGACATCAGAGGGGAGATTATCAGCAAAATCGATTGAAAACATTGCTACAGCATCAGCATATATGGCACAAGTGACAGGAAAAAGTGCCCAAGACGCCGTTCAATCATTTAAAGGTATTGAAAATTCGGTCACTAGCTGGGCTGTTGAAAGTAATAAACAATATCACTTTTTAGATCTGGCTACTTATCAGCGTATAAGCGCGTTAGAAGAACAAGGTAGAACCGAAGAAGCTATTGCAATCGCTACAGATAAATATGCTTCAGAGATGGAAGTCAGCGCTAATAAGATGAAAGAACAGCTCAATTGGTTAGAAAAGGCATGGAAAAATTTTAAAAATGGAGTAAGCGATGTTGGGAATGGATTAAAAAAAGATATTAAATTTAGTTTAGGGTTATCAAGCCCAGAAGAAAATATTGAACGAATGGAGGGAGCTAAAAATAGAGGTTTTTATATTGTACCTGGGGCAGGATATATTCCATACAATGAAAATGACGATAAAGCATTACAAGAAAAACAGGCTCAACGAGATAAACGGCAACAAGAAGCACAAGAAAAGCATGATACTGATGTCATTAATGAAAAAGCTATCAATGCCCAAAAAGAACTTGACGAGCTTCATAAACAAAATGCAACTGATGCCGAAAAGCAAGCAAAAGCGGTTGAGGATTTACGTAAAAAATATGAAGCACTTTGGGCTGATGAAAAAGGTCATAAAGATTTGCAAGCACAGGGCGTTACTTCAAGTGACGGAAAATCATTTGCTGGTGGTCAATATGATAAAGATGTTAAAAATATTACTGATAAAGGAATCCAAGAATACAATAAAGGGATTGAAAAATCACTTAAGCTAACTACTGAATTGCAACGAGTGATGCATGAAATCAATGAAGGACAATATAAAAATGCATCACAAGCAGAGAAAGACAGAGCGATCGCATTAGCAAAACAATTAGATGCTAAAAATGCAGCCAAACATAATAAAAAAACTGATTTTTCATTAACAAATGACAAAACTAATCTAGCATTGCAACAACAATTAAATGAACTATTACTTGGCACAAAGGCTAGTGATGACACAGTTAAACAATGGTACAACAACTTATTAGCTCAATTTAAAAAAACGGGTAACAGAGAAGGTATCGACTTAATCGACCAAATTTTACCCCTGAAAAAAGCTGAAGCAAATTTAAATGAAATCACAACAAAAATTCAGCAAGCACAATCACGTCAATCAACGAAAGAACAAAGGATTCAAGCACAAGTAACAAGTGGGTTAATTACACAAGTTGAAGCGCAAAGCCAGTTAATTGATTTGCACAAGCAAACAGCGCAAGAACTTGCCAAATATTTACCTACTTTGCAAGCTATGACTGAATTACCAGGACAAGCTGGCGAAAATGCCCAAAAAGCGTTGGCAACATTACAACTACAAATTGCAGAACTAAATAAAACCACAGATGCACTTACTAATGCATTTAAAAACGGATTGCAAAGTGGCATTCAAGGTAGTTTAGATAGTTTGGCTAAAGGTACCTTTGAATTAAAAGATGCACTAAAAAATCTAGCGCAAAGTATTTTATCGTCGATGGCGCAAGTTGCGACAAAAGGTTTAGCAGATATGGCAATGAATGGACTATCAAATTTAGGTAGTTCGTTATTTGGTGCTGCCACTGATGCTGCTGCTTCAGCAGGACTGATGGAAACAGCAATTGCAACCAGTTCGGCAACTGGTGCTGGATTAATGGGTGATTCTATTTCTATGTCAGCAGGTATTGGGGCAGAAACGATTTCGGCATCAATGATTACAGCCGGAACAACAGCAGGTGAAATTATTAGTGCAGCAATGATTTCAGCATCAAGTGCTAGTGCTGGTGCAAATGCGGGCAGTTCTGCTATAGGCGCGGCAGCAGTAGCTGCTGCAACAGGTGGTTATATAACCGGAGCCGGAACATCAACGTCTGACTCGATTCCGGCAAAACTATCTAACGGTGAATATGTTGTTAAAGCTGCCTCAGTTAAAAAATATGGTGTTGACTATTTACATGCGATTAATACTGGGCGATTGCATCGTTACGCAACTGGCGGTTTAGTTTCTAATGTTAGCAGACCAACAGCACCCAATTTATATGATGAAAACTCATCATCAAAAGCAACTAACCAAGCACAATCGGCACCGGTTATTCAACAAACTTTGGTTTTAGATAGCGGTGAAATGATGAAATCAGGTATTAGTTCTGTTGCTGGTTCTCGTGCCATGATGACATGGATTCGTGCAAACTCCCAAACGCTAAAACAGGAGTTGTCATAATGAAAAAATTTTTATGGCAAGCTGCTCCCGATTGGACTAATGGCATAACAGAAATACTGGAATGGAAAACCGATATTTTACAATCGTACAGTGGTGCAGAACAACGCATTGCTAGACGGTTATCACCTCGTCGTACATTTGAGTTTTCTATTTTAATTAATGGTAGTGAGCGTTCCAAATTTGAGAATCGATTGGCGTTTGTTGGTGGTAATTCGTGGTATCTGCCTATTTATACTGATGTTACCTATTTGAATGATGATGTCAATCGTGGGGCTATAGTTCTGCAGTGCAGCACAATAGGTCGTGATTTTGTAGTTGGTAATAAAGTACTAATTAAAAGTGAGATTAACAATGTTAATCAAACAGCATTGCTTGAAGTCGCAGCGATAAGCACAGATTCAATCACATTAGTTAATCCAGTTAAATCAAATTTTTTGGCCGGTGCATGTATTTATCCTACTCGATTAGCTGTATTAACAGATGTTCCAGAATTGACTCGATATAATGATGATTTATTAAGTGCGCAAATTCGTTTTCGAATTACTGAACATAACGCATTTAGTAACAATATTTCATTTTTACCCATTTATCGCCATTTTCCTGTGTTAAATATGCATCCGGATTGGTCAGAATCGTTAAAAGGTCGATATGAGCGATTTTTATTAGAACTAGATAATGGCTCAAGTATTCCAAGTCGATTAGATACTGCAAGATTGCCCTTTTTTGTTCAGGAATTTAGATGGTTTATAACGGAACGAGTTGAGCAAATGCAATTACGACAATTGTTTTATTATCTAAATGGTTGTCAAAAAAATATTTGGGTTTCAAGTCAAGCAAGCGATTTTAATGTTCTAACTGTTGATGGTCGAGTTCTTGAAGTTGAAAACACGGGGTTTAATGAAATTGGATTAATGTTTGGTCGAAAAGATTTAGTTATCACGTTATGTAATGGCAATGAGCTATATCGTCGTATTGAACTTGTCGCTATCGTTTCTGATGAGATTGAGCGTTTATTGCTCAATGAATCAATCAATGCAAATGCTGAAGATATTTTGTCAGTCTCATTTTTAACACTGTGTAGATTAGATTCCGATTCTGTCAGCTGGGAACATGTTACTGATGCCGATGGACTAGCCAATATAACTTGTAGTTTTAGAGGAGTACGCGATGAGCTGGAATCAATTTGAGTATTCAACCAATAATGGTAAACCATTAACGCTATATGAATTTATTCGTAATGAACAAAAATATTATCGCTATACCAATGCTGACCGAAATATTGATTTTAATGGTGTGACGTGGATAAGTGAAGCAATCAGTAATACAGGACTAAGTATAGGCACGGGTAATAGTCTAGAAATTACATTGCCGTCAACATCTGATGTAGTTCGTTTATTTCGTGGAGTACCGCCGACTAAACCCGTGGTAATCAAAATGTATCAGTTACACGAAAATGACAATGAATTTAGAGTTATCTGGGTTGGAAAAATTCAAGAAGTTAAGCGTGAATCAATTGAAAAAGCAAAGTTAATTACGGCAAGTGTCGCAAGTTCGTTTGAACGAAGCGGTTTAAGATTAACTTATGGCCGTTCATGCCCCTATGCCCTTTATGACCACAATTGTCGAATTTGGCAAGATAATTACAAAGTGGCCAATATTGAAATCATTGCTCTTGATGGAGCAAATATTACTGTAAATATATCGAATATTGCATCAGGTTATTTTTCTGGTGGATATATGGAATTTTACATTGATGGGATTAAAGAGCTACGCGGATTAAAAGCGCATGTTAATAATGTGATAGGTATTTTAGGGGGAACTCAAGGTTTACATAAAGGTATGCATATTAACTTGTATCCAGGATGTGACAAAACAATCAAAACCTGCAATGAAAAATTTAATAACCATCTCAATTATGGTGGACAGCCACACATTCCGGGCATTTCACCGTTCACAATCGTCAAACTGTTTTAATTTGGAGGAATTTTATGTGGTGGGCTGTTGCTAAATTTGTTGCTGTTATTGTTGCCAGTTATGTGATTGCACGTGTTACTGCGAAACAACCAAAAAGTAATCGTCCAACCGCTGCAACCGAAGATGATTGGAATATGCCGATACCTGATGAGGGCACTCCTCAGTGTGTTTTTTTCGGTGACTGTTGGACTGCGGATTGGTTTGTACTGGGTTACGGTAACTATCGTTATAGTGCAATTCGTAAGTAAATTGGAGCATTTATTATGAAAATAACAATGGAACATATTCGTGCGGGCGGTGGTTGTGCCGGAGGATTACGTGAGTTTTTTAAACGCTATAACTTGGATTTAAATGCGTTTATTCGTGATGGATATATTGATTCAGAAATAGTTTTAAAAACAGGTGATGCGTTAGCACTACATATTGTCAATATTGCAAAAACAGGGATGAAGTCAAATGGGATCTAAAAAGAAAAAGGTTACCGTAGGATATCGTTATTCATGGGATTTATTTTGCGGGTTAGGTCGTGGTCCAATTAACTCTATTGTCGCAATTACTGCTGATAAGAAAATTGTGTGGTTGGGAAAAGAAAGTGACGCAAATAAGAATTGCACTATTTACATTAATAAGCCCAATTTATTTGGTGGAGAAGACACTGGTGGTGAAGGTGGTATTCAGGGGAACCTTGAAATAATGATGGGTGAACTAAACCAAATTCCATCAAATAGTTTAAAAAGTATTTTAAAAGGATTGATTCCGGGATTTCGTGGTGTGGTCACAACATTTTACTCCGGATTAATAAGTTGCTATAGCGCATCACCAAAACCGTGGTCATATCGAGTTCGTCGAACAACTAAAGGGTGGGATAAAAATAATGTTTGGTATCCAGAAAAATGTTTGATCTTATTGCGTGATGATTTATCTGAAATAACTGGCATTGATAGTGAAATAGAAAGCCGCATGGGACCATTGAATTCCAGAGGTCGAGGTCATTTAATAGATAAAAATAAAAGTAAAGAAGAAATTGAAAGAGAGAGAGAAGAACAAAAACGAAAAGCAGAAGAACGCCGAAGGAAAATTGCAGAGTTACGAGCAGCACTGAATAAAAATGTTCGTGATATACATGCAATGAATCCTGCACACATATTATTCGAGTGCGCAACCAATCGAGATTGGGGGCGTGGCTTAAACTGGGATGAAATTGATATTGAAAGTTTTAAAAAAGCGGCAGACACACTATTTAATGAAAAGTTTGGTTTATGTTTTCGATACAACCGACAAGACCAACTGCAAACATTTATACAGCAAATTTTAGACCATATTGGTGCTGCTCAATATGCTGATTTATCAACAGGGAAATTAACATTAAAGCTGATTCGCAACGACTATGATCCAGAAAAATTACCATTATTTAATTATGATAACGGTATTTTATCAGTACAAGATGATGATTCAGCGAGTAATGATGCTACATATAATGAAATAGTTGTTACATATAGTAATCCTGTAACACATGAAGATGGAACTGTTCGTGCTCAAAATCTAGCATCAATTCAACAAGTCGGTTTAATTAGTAATTCAGTTGAATATAAAGCAGTGCCAACACAAGAACTGGCCGCTCGCGTGGCTGAGCGAGATCTTGAAATGAATGCAGCGGGCATTACACGTTTAATCATTAAATTTGATAGACGTGGCGGCATATTAGAGCCGGCATCGTGTTTCCGTGTATCGTTGCCTGACCGTGATATTGAAAATATGATTCTCCGAGTTGGAAAAATAGAAGAACAAAGTGATGGTTCGTTATTAATAACCGGTGTGCAAGATGTTTTTAGCCTATCATCTACATCGTATAGTGCATCACAACAAGCTAACCGATGGGTAGCTCCGGATAACTCAATTCATGCTGTTAATGATGTGCAACTAATCGAATTACCATATGCGGTATTGGTATCAACATTAAGTGCGGCAGATCTAGACTATGTTAATCCATCCTCTGGTTACATAGGTGTAATGGCATCAGCCCCCACTCCCGCATCAATTAATTATATTTTACAATCTCAGGCTACCGGAGCTGAATTTGTTACACAAACTCAAGGAGATTGGACTCCATGTGCAACACTAATAAATGATATCGAAAAGTTAACAACAAAATTTGAAATTGAATCTGATTATCAGCCAAAAGTTGGTGAAGGTATATTAATTAATGACGAATTCATGCGCATCGATTCAGTTGATATTAAAAATAATACAATTATTGTAGGTCGTGGTTGCCTAGATTCATTACCGAGAGCGCATAAAGCTGGCTCTAATATTTGGTTTTACATGAACAATATTGAAACTGATGATATTGATTATTTATCAAGTGAAAAAGTTGATGTAAAACTCTTAACGCAGACAAGCGCTGGCACTCTAAATGAAGGTATAGCGCCAATTAAGAGTGTTTGTATGCAGCATCGTCAAATTCGTCCATATTTGCCGGGCAATATTAGAATCAACAATATGTTATATCCTGATTCAATTAAAACTGCTGAAAATTACGTTTTGAGTTTTGCACATCGTGACAGAGTATTACAAATTGATAGATTGATTGACTGCTTATCTAGCAATATTGGACCTGAAAATAATACAACATATCAAATTGAAATTTCTGATTCGTATACAAAAGCAGTACTTTGGCAAATTAATACAACTAATACATTAATTCAATTACCGTATTCATCGACGGACGATAATATCAATGATGATATTCATATTCTAACGTTATATACAATTCGTGACGGTTATGAATCACTAAACAAATTCACAGTAAAACTGCCAAAAGGACGGGTAATGACTGATGTCTCGGAGGTTGATAATGCAGAGTGAATATTATTACGGACAAGGTAAAGTATATTTAGCTCCATACATTACTGGTAATACTCAATGGCGTTGGATTGGTGATGTATCATCACTAAAACTAAACTTTGAATTTGAAGAACAATACAGTAAACGCAGTATTGGTGGTCGTCTGGTAAATCATCAGCGTTTTATAACATTCACTGGCGGAAATATTACAGCAACATGGTTTGAGCGTTCTGTTGAAAATCTATCATTAATTTTAGGTGGTAAGCACATAAATGGCGGCCAAAGTTGGCAACGAGAAAAGTTCAATGGCATCGCATCAGGAATGAATGTTTCATTGAGGCATCAGAACATTAGAGATATCTATATTCAAAATCTAACTGAAAACATCGATTTTATTGTTAATTATGAATTCGGTTCAGTTCAATTCATTACAACTCCATCTAAACAACCGTTCATTGTTGAATACGATTATTCGGCTGGCTCAGGAATTGGTATTTTAAATAGTGAACCTATTGAGTTAATGATGCGTTATGAAGGCATTAATCTAGCAAATGAAAACGATAAAGTATTTGTCGAATTTTATCGACTATCACTAGATCCAATTGAAGCCATTACATTAATTGATGACAAATCAGAATTTTCCAATATTGAAACTGTATTGCAACTATTACCCGATTTAACCAAATCACCCAAATCTGATTTTGGGCTATTTGGGCGTTTTTATAAACCAACTGAATTTAAAACTATTTATTGCAATGATGAAATTATTGCAAATGACGATTACTACGCAGCGTATTGAGGATGTATAAACTATGAATAAACAAAATGCAACTACTGAAGCGTTAAATAATGAGCAAGATTATGCTCCAGAAAATCCTGAATGGGGAAAAGTACGGCTCATCATGCGAGATGATACGGTGGGTGGTGGGTTAAATGGTAATTTAAACAAACCCATTATTGACCTAGCAAAACGCATGGCGTACATCAAGAAACAAAATGAAGATATCACAGAACAAGCAAAAACTGGATTTATACTATTATCTTCATTTGAAGATGGGGCAAAACTCACATTAGCGAATGAAGTACTTTTATATAAATCAGACGGGCAATATTATCGATGGACAGGTGATCTGCCTAAAATAATTGTAGCTAATAGCACACCAGAAAGCTCTGGAGGAATTGGGGGTGGTAGGTGGGTTTTGGTTGGTGATTCATCGTTAAGAAGTGAATTATCTGGTTCAGATGGTAGCGCTCGTATTGGTTATAAAGGCTCTACAGTGCAAGCAGAGTTGGATAGTAATGGTTTACTAGATTATTATATTTCTCAGATGGCAGCGGGTCAAACAGTAAAAATCGCATGTTATGGCGATTCGACAACAGATGGAAATACGACAACAGGCTGGATTAGAAATGTA